ATGCTTTTCCGAAAGCGGAGAAGATATATGTCTCTCCTTGACTTATTGAAGCGACCGAAGCGGGTTGACTACCAGACCTGAAATTCAATGTGTAGGATGTCTGTCCACTCCCTTTCTGATAGGTATTTCTATGTTGTAACGCTTTCGTACCTGTCCTTGATACGCCCGAACTACTTACAATCTCTATTTCTCCACCAACAGCACTTGTGGAGCCAGATTCGAATGGTGGATTGAATAAACTACTTGTTTCAAATGATGGGTGTTTGAAGAGTTCAATATCTACTTTTTCTTTCTTCAACATCAAAGAATAAAATTCTCCATCATACACAGGTAGTAATGATGAACTTACTTCGAGATGACCTGCAGAGCCAGATAATATAAATGAAACAGTACCAAGATTATCCGTCGCACCATTGTCTTTTAATTTTATCGCCCAATTATCGTCCTTTTGTATTAAGACTTGGTCGGAACTATCGACAGACCTAAATCTTAATTCTACGGTTTCTGGTTTTCTATTTGTTGAACTATCATCCGCCCAACTACCAGTCACATGCTGTCCACCTCTGAAACCTAAGGCTCTTGTGAATCTTCTTTTTGTTTCAAACGGTGCTCTTTGTACTTTAGCGTCAACACCACCGTACTCTCTGATTTGTAATATAGTTGATGGTATACCGTAACAATTCAATATAGCTTTTATGGAGGCTTTTGTACCTTTGGTTTTTAGAATGAAAGGCATACTTGCTATCAATCTTTTCACTATTTCCTTTGAAACATCGGCTTCGATAGGTGAATCCAAAGAACCAGAGGTATATAGAGAATATGAATCACCACTTAGTTTTCTACCGAATCCAAACCTACTCAAATCCAATAAATCCTTACCGTCTTGTGTATTCCAACCCAAAGACTTAGCGATGTTGAACACCAAGTCCTTTGAAAAACCATCGTCCAAATCTAGTCTTCTGTCGGTGATATCGGATAATGATTTGATGTACGACCAAAGCTCATCGAAATGTTGACCAGCCATATCCATAAAATCTAGGAATTGTGTGTTTGAATTATCTGTTCTTATATGGTCTGGTAATAAATTAACCAACCTATTACCGTTATTGGTGTCATAAAATGATGCACTATAGAGTTGACCAGTCTTACCAGATATCGAACCATACCAACTTGTGAATTCACTAGAAGAAGAGCTAACAGGTTTGAAAGGGTCTTCATAGGTTCCACTACCAGTTTTCGGCCAAGAAGCATCAAAGAATTGTCCTAATGAACTAGTGACATAAGAGGACTGAATATTGTAAAGATAATTTTCATAACCATCGAAATTATTTTTTATATCACGTATTTTATTATGATGTATATTTAAATCAACATCAGCATTAGTCACACCAATAAAGGATGAACTCAATTGGGTTTCCTTTTCGATTTGTTCAATCTTATATTTAAAATTTTCTAATCTTTTTTGGGCTGATGAGAAGTTGATAAAATTTTCGTATCTAGAATAATCAACACTAAGTTCAACGGGTTTCTCTTGTAAAAATTTATCCTCAATATCATCCTTTAGTCTTGGGTCATCTGATGTCACCAAATCATCAAATGTCTTGAATTCAGTCTGTCTTTTTGTGATTGGTGACTCTTGGGGAAAATTATCTCTTGGGATTAGAACTTGAAATTCCTCATCCTCCTGTGCATATCCAACCAACTCAACAGTTTCAGTTAACGGTGGTAACACCTCTCTAACGACATAAACAAAATCTTTTTCCGATATGTCGTCCGGTAGTGGTTCATATGTTTTATAAATTACAGAATACGGTAATGTTGGAACGGCCTGATTATCATACTTTACATTCGTAACAAGATATCTTTTATCATCACCAAAATGGAGATAGGTGTTCAAATCTTTTCTATCACCAAATTTACTAGAAATCGTCCAACCACCGTACTGTTCATTAGGTTGTTTGGAACCATTTGTGTCTGGTCTTATCCTATTGACAAGCTCATCATAACTTACGTCAATCTCGATGGTATCACCATTGACATCATTTATTTTTGCAACAAAGGGTTCATATACAGGTGTAAAGGGTAGTTGATTATCATCTGTTGGTGGTGACACACAACTAAAGGCAACCTCTGGCATAACATCAGTGCCTATTGGGATGAATGTACCACGCTCTTCGGAGAACCTATATCGTTCAATAACGGCTCTTACTTCGAAGACACGATTTTGTTGGAGTTGTTGTGGATTGACATAATTCGAAATATTAAAACTCTGTAACAGATTACCACTGGTTTGGAATATGACCTCTCCATCTTGTAGAACTTCCCACTTCAATTCATCGGCTTCATTTAATCCCACGTCGAATTCTAATTCGACCGTGAATGGTTCATCGTAGAGAACAAGTTGAGATGGAACCAATGCATTATCATCATACCACCCATCACGTAGGATATATCTCGTGATATATAAATCTTTTATCTGATTGAGTAATCCACCAGGTCCTCCGACCTCTGGCTCGGTATCAACTTCAGCTGGTGATGGTAGTAGCTGGAGTATATCGGGTAGTTCTACGTAAGGTTTTCTAGCCATTAGTGTGTCTCAATTATTGCTGGTAAATGAAGTGTCGATGAATCATTCGCCGTATTATCGTTAATCTCTAATTTGATACCATAGTGACAGTCCTTACTAAACAGTTGTAATCTTAATCTGGCACCGTCTCGATTAGTATCCGAAGTCGCGTTACCACCTTGTATGGTTTGAGTTGCTTTGAATTCACTTTCGACGTTTCTTGTGGCGTAACCATCACCAAGGTTTACGATTCTGAAATCTCCACCCTCATCGGCTCCATCTGGTCTAGGTTGTATCCTCTTAAACCCACCGCTGTATTTATCGAATCCTGTTACTGTCCATTTATACTCTACGGTTGTATCGGCTCTGATAAAAGAATTACTGACGATATCTATTTCGGGTGTAGGATCGTTTCTTTTTAAATATACACAATCGAATATACTATCAGCTAAATTTCTGATATCCTTTAAGGTTCTACCACTACCTTCAAAATCGATACCGTCGTCATCAGCATTATATGTCCGACCAGTAATCGGGTCTGTGAAAGATTGTCCTTCCAATTCATCATCATCTGATAAACCAACAAATCTCAGATAAGCAGCTGGAAAATTGGTATCACCCTCGACTCCTCTGGTGTTGTTTTTAAAAACCTTGGTTCCAGCCTCGGTATCCAAGAAAAAACTAGCTTGAAAAATATCTTCATTTATAACCTCGGTTGAACCGACCCCAACATCGGCCGCGGTTGGAGGTACTGGTGGATCAATTTTATCTACTAAAAAAAAGTTTGGTATCGAAATTGTACCACCTATCATTGACTGTTCGAAAACACCTTCGTTGAAACCTTGAACAGGTATGAATCTCAGTTGGGTAGAAGTTGATTTATCTTCCGATGTTCCGACAAATTCTATTTGACTTCCGTTTGTTCCATCGGATTTTACTTTTTTATTTCTAGCTGCTAAATTATAAAAATCTCTGACATAAGATTCATCTCTGATGTTTTGTGTGACCAATCTTAATTCAGTTCTAGATGGAGATATCTGGTGAACCAAATATTTGTTTTCTTTCAAAAACAATGTTTTATCCAACTGATTCACATCAACCTCTCCGTTGAAAATATTTCCGTCTTGATCTGTGACAACTGTTTCATATGAGCCAGCTACTTTTCTTAGAAAATTATAAATAACCTTGAATCTTCCTCTATCGTATCCTAGTTTTCTTAATATGGTGCCTGTTTTTAATTTTATACCACCTTTGATATTATCATAATTATAATCTTCGGAGTCAACAATCGATGTCTCTAATAGATTATCATTTGTATCGTGAATGAGCACTTCGATGTAATCATTTGCGTCATTTCCAAAATATCCACCAAAATAAATATTTTCAACAGCGTCATAAGCAAACGGTCTGTTCGTTATCAATAATTCTTTATCTTTTTCCGTAATTTTACTTGACATTAGTCTACTGGCTCTCCTTCTGGAATCTCATCGATGACATCTTGTGTTACTGTTTTTACCTGTCTCCATTGAGCTCCGATTGCATAAAAACTTTGTAAATCAGGAAAAGGTCTTTTTTGATTTCCATCGATTAACCATTTTCGAACATCATTGACATCATCCGAGGTAATTGTATCACCGTTTACCAATCCATCAGGTAAAGGGTCAGCTATTTCTACTTGTAAAAGTTCTGATATTCTCCTATCGACTAGTTTATCGGATTCACGCTCTTTGTTGGTTTGTTTTATAGTATCGGTCTGTACTGAACAAGATTCCCCTTGTACAAAATCTCTGAAATCAACATATCCTTCATCGGATTCAATAAAATATTCTAAATTTGTCCCATTCAAAGCGGTATACAAAGTCGAGTAAAAATCATTTCCAAAGTCGGCGTTCTCAATACCCTCTCTACTTTCTATATCCTCGAATGAATATAAAACATCGTTTTCTCTGAAAGGTCGTTCACCACCAGCACGGCTAACTAACTTCGCTATATACTCTCTACGTAGTTTATCTATATACTCGGTATAGAAACCTATATTTGTTAACTCTTCTTTTGTGTAAGGCATTACTGTGTAACCTTGAATGTAAATCCCTCGTCAAAAAATTGGTCGGTTTCCTCAACACCACTACCACTTTGAATACGATATTCCAATCTATAATATCTTTCGGGTTGGTATCCATTTAAGTCTAATCTAAAAAAATTACCGATTGAATCACAACTTATTCTCGAACCAGTACCGAATGGAACTATTACATCATCTGTTTCTGCATCCTTTATGGAATAGAAAGATGAACCACTAGGTAGATATTTAACCGAAAGATTCGCTGGTGTCGTAGCATATGTAGCCTCAGGAAACCTTGCTCTACCAACTAATCTAAATTTTATTTTTGAATTTTCTTTATACTCTGGTCTCAATCCTTTCATATAAACAACCATGTCCTCGATATCTGTTTGACTCAAGGGTGAGAGAGAACCTGTTGACCATTGGGAATCGTCCCAAACTGTTTCTAACGTTGGTGGGTATTTTGTATGTGTATCGGACGAGAAAAACGATAGATTACCAAACCTTGTTGTGCTACCTTCATCAGAGTTAGGATTCAGATTACCGACACTACCACTCCTTTTTACGATGAAACCATCGTTGGCGATTGTCCCTTCCAACCATTTGTTCATGATATCCGTGACATCCATTCTAACATCAATTGTATTATGTCCAAAAGATTGAGAGGCCTCATATCCACTACCGCTAAACCATGTACAACCAGACGCACTTACTGTTGGTTCCCAAAGGGTTCCATCTGACGCACCATCTCTGAAGTTAAAACTAGCACCTTCGGTCGTTCTAGGATTATCATACGACCTACCGTCACCCATAATCCAACTTTGACTTACAGGATAGGCAAATAAACTTTGTGATGTTGCTAGATTGGTTGATTTAGCGTCAAAAAGATTCAAGAAAAAACTTGGATTTGTTATCGTACCATTACCGATTGAAGCTGATATCTGACTGATATCAAATCTAATCAATACCCTTGAAACATTTACCGAATCACCGGTGTCGCTTACGTCTTTTCTAACCTCAAGTATTTCGTCCAACCCAGCGTTGAGACTTCCACTATCCTGATATAAAGTTGTATCTTTTTCTGCGAATGTAAAAAAATGCATCTACCTACTCCCTAACACCTAAGTTATCACCCAATACTTTACCGCTTATATCTGTATTAGGATACTTGACTTCAAATATACTTGGGTCGAGAGCTGGATATAAAACTCCACCTCTCAATGATGTATTGATGTCAAAGAAATTACCTGAGTAACCTTGGTCTAATTGAAATTTATTTTCAACAACAATCGGTAGATTTCTAGGATTGTCTTCCGTTGGGTTCACAACAGTTGCGACACCATCGACCAAAGAAATCTCATATACTAAATCTGCTAATACAATTGGTTGCCCGATTTGTATTCTATCGATATCGAAAAAATCTTGTACAACAGAAACACATCTTAACAACACTTCGTTTTTGTTAAAACCAATTTTAGTTAATATAGCGAATTTAATCGCAATATTAATAATATAAGCATCTTTGATATTAATTGCATCGGTAATCAATCTGTACTGACTCAAATAAGTTTTTAGATTTTGTTTCGTGGTAGGAGTTAAATTTGTTAATTTTTTATTACCATCAAATCCCAACGTATACATATTCATCGCCAAAGGATTAGGTATATTGTTTACTTGTAAGTCTTTTAGATTCCTACCCAAATCAGATTCTATAATTTCTCTGTCTAACATCTCAGCCATACCGACCTTACTTAGCTGTTCATCTTGGGACATGTGAACTTTAGCAACAGTTCCGAATTTTTGTGGTAATGAATACGCTCTCACTATATAGTCATCCTTGGTTACCGCTCTTTGTTGTGATTGAAAATAAGCTAAAGCGTTTTCTTTTGTCTCTCTGATTGTTTCACCTGATGAACCACCAGTTGCAGGTTTTGGATTCGTAAAACTCACGGAGTCCTTTGATTCTTGCACTAATTGTTCTGATAGATTATTCTCGTTTATCGTAAAACTTATCGGGCCGAGTTGATTGACATCTCCGACATTTACGTTATCATCGATACCACCACCGTAGGAATACTCTATGGTCAACGTTGTATTAGCAGGTGCTAAACCAAACGTTTTTGTTTTCAAAAAATTTGATGGGTCGAATGCAGTAGTCAGAAAACTAGGACTACCTGGTAAACTTGAGCCAACGTTGGTTGGATTTGGGACAATCTCCTCATCTGGATTATCAGATATACCAGCACCGAACCTCATAATAGTTCTATCGTTTTCATCTATGACGGTTGTGAATCTTCTAGACACCTTCTTGAGTTTAAGAATATATGAAGCTGATTCTCTGTCACCTACCGAGGATGGGTCATTGGCTGAGTTGTTTTCCATTTCCTCGAACACAGTATCTCTTGCCAATGAATCGACTTCAGACCATGTATTACCATCACTATCGGTACATGATATTATTTCAATGATGTCAGGATTAGAAAGTCTTACTTGTGTATATTTTTCAGCTGTACCGAAATCAAAAAATTCTGTTGTAATTTCTCCACTTCTTGCTTTGACCTTTTTCTTCAATAAAAATTTTGTTGGTTCACCTGAATCGGTTTCGAATATCGTAACATCTCTTGGGTCATATGAGCTTGAAAACTTAAAATTAACATCCTCTAATGTACGAAAGGTTGTACCGTTAGAACCGGCATTTATTTGTGTACCTTCATCTATCGTTAATGAATATCTAAAATCGGGTAGTCCGTTCAAAGCCGGTACGGTTTGAAACACATCTAACACGACCTCTGATGGTGATGTTGTTTTTGGTTTGTATCCAAATGATTGTGCGATATTATAAATATTTCTTTTCTCCTCGGCATAAGCCAATAAAGACTCTCTGAACTGTGAATCAATATAGTAGGATAAAACGTCTCCAACATAAGCTGCCATCTCGATAAATAACATACCTGGTGATGCTTCATTGAAATCATTGTACGTATTGGGAAAATATTGTTTAGCAAATTCAACCAAGTTTGTTTTGAAATCATTGAAGTCTTTATTTAAGTAATTAATAGATTTTATCGAATCTTTCTTTACACTTGTTCTAGCCATTAATATCCTCCACCCGTTGAACCACCACTAGACCCACCACTACTAGAACCACCACCTAATTCTGTTCCACCAACCGCATCTAATGTTAAGGACTGATTCACGGTCGGGTCTAATGTTGTTGAAAAATTTATCGTCACAAATATCTTTTCAGGTTCATTTTTGTCTTGTAATGTTGATATATCGATTAGATTGACATAAGGTAAAAAGTCTGATACAGATTCTTGTACAGCCTCCTCGATTTTACTTGGTAGATTCTCATCGTGTGGTTCGAAACAAACCTCTCTAAGTCTACATCCAAAATCAGGATTGGCAACTCTTTCACCAGGATTTGTTAACAATAAATTTCTAAGATTGTGCCTAGATTGGTCGATAGAATTTTTTGTCATCGCAAAATTATTGTTACTATCACTTCGTAACGGAAATGATAGACCAACATATGTTCTTGGGTCTAAATCTATTTCTCTGGCACTTCTTGGCATTACCTAATTCCTTTTTTCTTATCATCCAATGCTTTCATCAGCCCACTATAATCTCTAGTCAAAGCGTTTGTGACATGGTCTGGTACTTGGTCAACCGACCTACCTGCTTTTTTGATTGTATCAACGGCAACCATATCTCGTTTGACCTCATCGGATTGACCATAACCCATCAACTCTGACATTCTAGATGAATCAAAAGCTCCACCACCGATGGTCGGATATTCATCGAACTCACCCTTTTTACTTAATCCTACGGTTTCGTTCAAAACATCATTCAAAGATTTGTTTTTTGTATATTTAACTTTTTCACGAGGTTTCGAAACTTTGGGTATAACATCAGTTAATTTTTGGGAAGTTTTTTGTTCTTCAATAAATATCTTGTTTACTTCTTTTTTTATTTCTCTACGAACAACTTCTTGTATTATTTTAACTAACTCTTTTTTAGTCATGATAACTCCTATATCGTTTTTACTTTTCTACTCAACATGTTATTTATTTTCAATGTCAATCCGGCTATCTTGCCTACCATGCCAGGATCTTTGGCTGATAACGGTGATTGTGTGTTGTCAATTGCTACTGGTAATAATTTTAACACACTAGCAATATCCTCTAATATTTTTTTCAGTTCATCTCCTAATACTACTGCTTGTGTAGCGTCTCTACTACCTAATTTTACTTCGTCTTTGATTACGCTCAGATTAGGTGCATTAATTTTTATTTCTTCTCTTCCTTTTATAAATATACCTTCAGACTGAATTAACACTTTTTTTCCCTCAATCTGTTCACCATCAAATTTATCTCTCATTCCTCGTGATAATAAATATATGGAAGAATCATCACCATCAATATTTTCTTTTCTAAAATCCCCATCTGATTCATCAACGTGTGTTGATATTTTTATTTTCGGTGTATTATCGTGTCCATCGAAATGTAATGTTTGACCAAACCTACCATCAAAAGTAATACATCCTTCTCCAATCTCAATTGGTTTTACTTTTTTTCTTTCAAAGGTTTTTCCATACTTGGTATTTTCTATATAAGTACCTGATGCACCAGGTATTGAATTTTCGTTTGGTGAACCTTTACGATTTATTATCGCTGAATAATAGTTTTGTCCATTATATTCCGTCACTACAACGTGTTCACCGATAACAGGTATAGTGGTCATGTTTCCAAATAACGGTTTCACGTTTTCTAAGAAATTACCACTATTCAAAAAAGTACCTGAAATAGAACCCCTATTTCCAGCTTGATTTAACACCACACCTTGAACTTCCAAAGCTTCAGTTTCGTGAAAGTCATATTGTGATGTTGTTATCAACCTCTTAATATACGAACTTATTTCTGACGGAGTGGCTAAACGACTCAAGGGTATCGATGTTGTTTGGTCGATATCTCTTTTTTCTCTAAAAGCCATTAATTTACCCTATCGGCATTTTCTATTTTGTTATGAATTTTATCCGACTCGGTTTGTATATCTTTTATTGTATCTTCGATACCAGATAACAATTGAGTCTTTTCTTCTTCGGATAAACCGAACTCGTCCTCTGCACCGGCCTTAGCTTCCGCGGATATCAATCTTTGGACTATACCGGCCATCTTGACTAATTGGTCATCGTTTTTAACATTTATTTCAAGGTACTCTTTTATCATCGGAACTATTTGAACCGCGGTATCACCGTCTTTTATGAATTGTACTAACTCTTTTGTTAAAATATCTAACTGTTTTCTATTGTATTCTGTGTTTTTATATATGTCTTCGAATAGTGATGATAACGATTTACCTTCAAATATCTCGTAATCTATACTCATGATTCACCTACTATTATTCATCTATAAATAGTACGGTATCGAAAAATAAAGATATATAAATATATACTGAAAAATATAATTCAATGAGATTATAGTTATATACGAGGGTTTTTTCAGACCCTTTTTTTCTAACTAACGGGAGATAACCATGAAGGAAGTAATAACAATGGTAAAGGGATATATAGATGATATCGTTCATCTATTGGTTTCCTTTGTAGCCG